GCGTATTCAAGTATTTGCTCTTCACTAAAATTAGAAACAATACCGTCTTTTTTTATATTAGGATTACCTAAATAGTTTTCATTCCGATTTTGGAGTGACATTCACTATTTCCGATTCATTCTTTAGTAGCTTTTGAAGCTCAGTTGTGGAACCAACAAAAAGATTATTAGTTGTATTTGCAACCTTTTTAACATCATCAGTTTTATCTATTTCTTTTTTCTTCTTATTTAGATCCATAAGTCTATCATTTACATCTGAAATATTTTTAATCATTCCTGATAATACTTCAAATGCTCGAGGATGTTCACTTTCGCGCGCAACCTCAATCATTAATTCTAAACTTTGTTTGCCTTTTTCCACGAGCTCATAATATGTATCTCTTGAATACTTGTAATCATTATCAATGTTCTTTTCTTCTGGAGGAAAGAACTTTTCCATATCTTTTTTACTCATTTAATATAACTAACTCACGGTTTTTCATATGTTCTTCTTCTATATCAGATTTTGCTTGGCCGTAGTATCTTACAGCATGGTGTTTATCAACTAAATAATCGTTAATAGATTTATCAGCATAATTAGTTGTTCTCCATAACTCACCTAAAATCCTACCAAATTTTCCTTCAGCATCTTTTTGCGTTTTAAGTGTAATGCCGGCTTCATCATCTAACATGCCAGTTAGAAACTTCTTAGCAGCCAATCCATATTTTTTTTCTTCAAGATCTCTAGTTCTTGATTCTGGAGTATCAATAGCATATAATCTTATTCGTTCTTTCTTTAACCATACGCCAAATCCTAAATCAATGTCAACATCGACTGTATCACCATCAATTATCTTTACTACTTTACATCTGTATTCATACATGTTTAACTCACACTATCTAAAATATTGGTTGAAAATCCAAAAGTACTATCATCAAGCCCTACAATGTTTGAAGGATTAGGTGTAACAACTATTGTTTCTAATCCTATATCAGAATCATTAAGACCTGCTTTAATATCAAATACTTTCGCTTTAACATCACGTATGATGCTTGTGTCTGAGATCGGACCATGAAAACTTATTTTCATTTCAAAGTCCAAGCTATAAATTATTGTTCTTCTTTGTTCAATCGCTCCTTCAAAATCATCAGAAAAAGAAACACCTTGTATAATAACTTGTACGTCTTCTTTAAAATCTGGAAATTCTACAGCAAATGGTTTTATAGTCAACGCATATTGTGGATTAAACGTTGGTATTATTTGTTCTACAATTTGTAATGCGTCATCTTGTGATTTAGCATATGCATTTAATTGAAAATTTATTGTATATGGTACAGGGGTAAAAAACTTTTGTCTTTTAGTTGTATCACCTGTTGAAGAAGTTGTAGTAAAGTTTCCAACTTTAGTTAATTGTCTAGATGGATCATAAGCAATAGAAACAATTTCAAAAGATAATCTAGGAAGTTTTATTGCAACCTGTGTATCTTCAGTTAAGTTTGGATTTTCTCTAATTCTTTCTAAATACTTTGATTTAGGCGCATAAGATAACGGAACTTTAAGTTGACTTATTACAGCCCCTGTTGAATTTTTTCTAATAACATATAAGTTATTAAATAATCTACCAAACAAAGCAACAGCTTTTTTAGTTTTAGAATGATAAAAGTGTCCACCAAACATTAGTTATTACTCACATCGCCGAATGGATTAGATTCACTAAAATCAATGAAATCTGCTCCGGTTGAAAAATCGTCGTTTTGTTCATTGTTAGATAATTGATTATCTTCTACTACTAAAGTAATTACTCCACCAGCGCCAGTAGTTAATCCAACAACTTTCTTTCCTGTTGCAAATGTATGATACTTTCCATCATCAGCTCCTGCATGAATGATATGAATTTTATCATCTGAATCAGAATATTTAGCAACTTCACCTCTCATAACAGTAGTACCACTTACAGACGTTATAGTTTCACCTACTTTAAATAACGTAGGTGACGGACTAGCGAAAACAAATGTTGGATTGACATAACCACTACCTGGATTTGTTATAGATGCTCCGTTTATTTCACCACTATTACTATCAATAGTAACTGTTACTGCAGCACCGTTACCACTTGAATCAACTACTACCACACCAGGGATTGCATAATAGCCATTACCGCTATCAGCAATTGATATAGCAGATAACGCGCCTGAATTTAATGTTGCTGTTAGTTGTGCACTATCTCTTGTATTATTAAGACTAAGAATATATTTGTAAGCGTACTTAGCATCTAGATTATCAAGTTCATCAACGCCTGTGTTAATATTTTCTCCAGTATATTCGTAAAGCTGACATCTCATTTTGAATACTGGCAAATTACTTAATTGATAAAAAGGTTGTTCATGTTCTACATGTGATATTTGAAAAAAAGATTTACTTAAAGGCAGATATATTATATCGCCTTCTGCTGGTCTATCTATTGTGATTTCATTATCATATCTTGAAACAGTATCTGACCATCTTCTTCTTGATACTACAAATGTAGCTTCATCACGTATTTCTACTCCAAATCTTGTAAATAGATCTCCTTCACCTTCAAAGCCTTCTGTATTTTCAATATACATTTCTAGCATATAAGATGAATTAAAACTTGAAACTGGGTCGGCACCAAATATAGTGTCCTCATTTACAATATCACGTGGTAAATAATACACGTCTTGGCCATAAGTCTTTAATGCCTCAATGACTATATCTTCATAGAGGTTTTGCTCTGACTTTACTTTTTGACTGAAGTATAAACTGGTTGCCATATTATCCTACAAAAAAGTCTGGTGGAAATTCGTGTTCTGATCTTATATTTTCTCTAAGAGTAGCTATCTCTGCAGTAGCATCATCATATATCTGTCTTCCATTCAAAATAACTCCTCCAGGTAATTGCATTCCTTCAAACTTAATTAAGTTCTGGCCCCACTGCTGTTTAATTAACGCAGTAGTATATTCTTTTACAAACATATCATTGAATATAGAAGTATGATCACTATCGCTAACTTCTGTATAAACTTCAGCTACAATATAATCGCCTGCTATAATGTCTTTATCAGCAAAATCACCAAATACATAAAGTCTATTTTGTCTTCTTGAGAACTGAACTTGAGGCGCGCCATTTAATTTCATATCTAGTGTTGAGAGATACTGTTGCATTTGTTCGTAGTATGCTAAGTCACCAGCAAAGTTCATTAAATCATGAATATTATTCAACATCATTTGATATTTTATATCAAACATACCGCTGCCTCCAACAATACCACCTGCAACAGGAAACATTTTTGAAATAAATATAATATTTGTTGCTATAGGTATGTACTGATTCGTGACATCCGTAGCTGTAACTAAATGCTTAAGATACGTTCTTACAGTTGCATCAGAATGAAATTCTCTGTAATACTGTAACGATTCGTCTATACGATCTTCCACTTGATCTTCATCAATATTGACTTCGATAACTGGTTCGCCTAAACGTCTTTTGCAATAGTCGGCTAGAGTGCCTCGTGAATTAGGAGCTGCCATTTTATATTCCTTTTACACTATTTATAGTATTAAGCGTATGGACTAGTACCTAAAACTGAAGTATTCCATGCAGCTTTTAACGCAGCAATATCGGCAGCATTATCAATTGCAGACGCAGCAGGTGCATTTCTTAGTGCAACTTTCTTTGTAACACTTGTGACTTTAGCGTCTGAATCAGCACTTTCTAAAGCTTTCATATATATTACATCTTCTGCAACAAGCAATGGAGCTCTTACTTCTCTTATCTTTTCTTTAAATATTACTTTTGCTCCAGCAATGTCTTCAGTGATAGCTGTTTGTGCGCTATCAAATATCCATGCATTTCGAAAATGCCTGTCTGGTACTGATGCTGGTGCAATTGCAATTACACCGTCTTTGTCTTGAATCATTGTAGTCATTTCTCTCTCCTTATGCTACTTTTTGTTCTTGATTAATCTTCCATGAATTACGCCATGCTCTATGGCTTGGAAGGTTTTTCTTTTTACAAATTACTAATCTTTTACGATTTGATTTATCATAATCTTTCCAGACGTGTTCTGGAATATCTTTCATTATTAAATATTCAATTGCTTCTTCTTCAGTCATCTTACCAACTGGTTGCGTATTATGCAAAAGATAACCTCTTGTATGTTTCTTAAAATCTGGTTGTGCTTCATCTTTTTTTAGTTCCCAATAAGACTCTACTGGTGGTAGTATTCCACCTTGCATTGCGCATGCTAACCAGTTAGGATCTGGTATCGTAATCTTTGCTGGTTCATCAGGTTCGTTCGGATCTTCCCAAACAACTCTGTAATCGGTTTGTATAGGCTCAAGTTTTTGTTTTGCCCAGTTTAATCGGTCCCATAAATGTGTACCTTTAAATTCAGGTGTTTCAATTATCATATTTTTTCTCCATTATTAATCATGCTAAATCTCCGTGTATTAGGATGCTCTTATCTGTATCTCTTGCAGTACCTCCAGTATTGACAGATGACAATGTTGATGTCGTTGTTGTGTTAGCGAAATCAGGTACAATTTGTACAGTTACTCCCTCTGAATTATGGTCAGATAATGCTTGCGTAGAAAAGTTTATATTGCTCATAGCAGTCGTAAAGGTAAATGTTTCTACTCCTGTACCTCTATCTGCGACACTTGCCACATTAAAGCTATCAGCTAAAGCAGGTGTGCCAACACCAGAAGTATTAGCCCAAACCTTCGCCAACCCCTGCTGTAAGTTTGTATTATTCGAACCTTCACCACGAACATTAATCGAGTTTGCAGATGCTCTACCTTGTATAGTATCTATAACTAATGTACTCATGCTAAATCTCCAAATCTAGCAACACTAAAGGATGTATCTCTGTATGCACTACCAGCTTCATCATAAGTTCCAGTTCTACTTAAAGCAGTAGTATAGTGACCAGATTCGTACCAGTTAGTATTAGCAAAAGTTCTAATACCACCTGCAGCACCACAACTAGCAGCACTTACATAGTTAGCTGCCGTAAAGTTATTTGTAAAATTATGTACAAATTGTCCTGCACTTACGTCTGTATCAGAAGAATTATTAAATGAATCAACCGTTGCTTGAGCCACAACAGTACCCCAAGTCTTCGCTAACCCTTGTTGTAAATTAGTTGTGGCATTTCCTTCGCCTTGTATAGTAACCTGGCCAGCATTTGATATAATCATAGAGGTTGTATCAGAGTCATACTTAAGATTTGTAACTTCAATATTTGTTCCTACGATTGTACTCATGCTAAATCTCCTGTATACATTAATTCTACATCTTGACAGTCTGCTAGTGTTCCATTTGAATTAATTGCTACAGCAACCAACTGAAGTGCTGTTGTTTTAGCTGCATGATTTGATCCACTTCTTTCATAATTATTACCACCTGACCATGCTGAACTTGCCATACAATAATTAATTGAAGCAAAATTAGTTGTTCTTGTAACAGTTACTTTTCCTGTAGCAGCATCTGCAATAGATGAAGTATTAAAACTATCGTCTACACTATTTTCTGTATTTAAATCTAAATGACACCATTGTTTTACCAACCCTTGCTTTAGATTTGTTGTGGCATTTCCTTCGCCTTTAACTAAAGTTACATCGAGCGCATCACCACTATTAATCGTAATAGTATTTCCGCCTCTTGCTGCAATCTTATTTACATTAATTTGGCCGGTCATGCAAGATCTCCTGCTATTACACAGGTAACTTCTGCATTATCTGTAGCACTACTGTTAACAGAAAAAGACCTTAGTTCTCGTACTGTAGTTGACCTTAATCTCAATCCTAGCATTCTATTACCTCCATCTTGACTGTTTTCACCACTTCCACCACCTGTAGCGTAATCAGAATTAGCCATATTACTAGCAAAGGTTACTGTATACATACCAGTGTTATTATCAGCAAGACTAGATACGTTAAATGAGTCACGACTTGCTATAGTTCCTGTGCCATTAAAGTTAATCCAAGATTTATTTAACCCTTGTTGTAAATTAGTTGTACCGGTACCTTCACCTTTAACAGTGATATTACCAGAATTTATAGTCATATTATTTGCAGCCGTCTGACCTTCTAAAGTGTTAGTCTTAATCTTATACTGGCCTGCAACGTTTTTAATCTCATCTACTTTTATTTGACTTGGCATTATCTTACTAGCCTTTAATTTTCATAATTGTTAAACATAAATCAGTACTTTTATAAATTGATGTCATGCTATCTCCTGCAATAAATGATATGAACCTGCTGTATACACATCTCCAGTTGGCATGTCATTAGAATTTCTATAATAACCTGCATTATTACCATTTCTAAAACCAACAACTTGTCCTGCATCTAAGTAAAAAGATGTAGATTGATCGACATTTCTGCTAGCACTCCAAGTAAAAGTATACTGGTCTGTACCATCAACATTTAATCTATAATCAGTAGATATACTTGTAGATGCTACAATTGTTTTCATATGTATTTGATAAATGCCACTAACTGGAGCTGTATATTTATAAGTTGTTGTGTTATAATCAGCATTACCAGTACCTTTGTGCTGATAAACTGCATTAAAAGGTAAATAATCACCAGTACTTCCTGTAACATAACCAGAAGAACCTTTGGCATAGACAAACACATAACTTGATGACTTTAAAGATACCACACCGCCACTACTAACAGTCATTGCTGAAGTTCCATTAGAGTGTGTTATGTTTTCTACTGCTAAAGTACTCATACGACTACCAACCTTCCTCCACTGTTTACTGTCAGTGTTACTCCACTCGCAACCGTAATTGGTCCTGCTATCATGGCGTTCTCTGTAGCCTCGATAATCGTGTTTGCAGTTACAGTTTTCAGTGTAATTTTAAATCCTATACCTTTTCCTATTCTACTTAATGCCATTATGCTAAATCTCCATCTATACTTGTATCAAACTGAGGACTGTCTTTAGCATTTCCGTTATTATGATAATTAACAGAGCCAGTTCTATATATTGTTGTAGTTCTTGCTGAATCAGATCTAAAAAAACCTATTTGGCCCCAAGCTGCAACATATAATGAACCTATCGTATTTGCATAATGCGCATTGGCCATAGGATTTGTTAGAGAATTAGTGAAATCTCCTACGCCATTATCTGTAATTGATGCAGCATTGAACGAATCATTAACTGCGCCAGTGCCCATATGTACAGAAATCCAATGATTACTTAACCCCTGCTGTAAACTAGTTGTAGCGGTACCTTCACCTTGTATAATTATAGATCCTGCTGTGTCAATTCCACTTAACTGATTGACCTTAACGTTATTGCCACCTGCGGTATTTTTAAACTTATCAGCAAATATTGTACTCATGCTAAATCTCCACTTACCTTAACTCCACAATCTCTGTCTACATAAGCAGAACCAGTATATATATTAAATTGAAATGAACCAGTAGCAAGGGATTGAGCCATACAAGTGTTAGCTTCCCCTTGATTTTCCATGCCCGTAAGAGAATATCCAGCATTTGCCATATCATTGTTAATAAAGAAAGTTGTTCTTCCTGCAGCATCATCTCTAACACTACTAACATTAAAAGAATCTAAAACGGTAACAGACAAGTCCATTCCTGCCCACATCTTAATTAATCCTTGCTGTAAACTAGTTGTAGCGGTACCTTCACCCTGTACAGTTATAGAAGTTCCACCTAAAAT